GTCGAAAATCAGTCCAAGAATTTGAAAAAATAGTCCGTCCCTCATGTGGGGAGGTGATGGGCTAGCGTAGGGGTTTGGGGGCAATCTGCTTTAGCGGGGCAAGAGCGTGGGGATTCGAGATACTCGCATGATGGCACGAGCAATTTCAGAGCGATGGCCTATCTCGGAGGAGAAGCGTCTTGCTATGCTCGAATCGCTAATGCAAATAGCTAGCGACGTATCTAATTCTCCACGCGAACGCACCTCGGCAATTCGTGCACTTATCTCAGCCGATAGCGTCAACTTACGTGCACAGGAGATAGAGCAAAACAATGAGCACCATCAGCAGCGGATACAACAACAGCAATTGGCTCGACTCGCTGAGGTCGCTAGAGAACTCGGATTTAATACGCTTGCTGAGCAGGCTACCGAAGGAAGACCAGCAATCGATTTTATCCGCGATGATGCTGCCAACCACAACCAAGACAACAGAACGTGACCGAGACCTTGAGAAGAAGCGTTCGTTACGCAGTGAAGCAGCACGAATCGAAATACCTCGAGTGGTCAATCCGCAGCGTCGAGAACAAGCATTGGCTGACCCTCGAAAGTTTCTCTTGACCTACTTTCCAGAGAGGTACACGCGAAAGTTTTCCAGGCTCCACGAAGTGATGATCGATACTATCTTCGAACGTGCTAAGACTGGCGGACGGCAAGCAATAGCAGCACCGCGCGGGGTTGGCAAGACTGAGTTAGTTAAAGGAATGCTGGTCTATCTAATTCTAGCCGAACTGGTTCGCTTTCCTTTGGTCATCGCGGCAACCTCAGAACTAGCAGGACGAATCTACAAAGACTTTCGAACGAAGCTTTCAACGTCCGAACTGTTGCTTGCTGACTTTCCGGAGGTTTGCCATCCAGTCAGAGAACTTGACGGAGCACCACAGCGAGCCGGTAAGCAGCACGTCGATGGTCAATTGACTCGGATTGTCTGGACAGCAAACGATTACCTTTCTTTACCCTACGTGCCAGGCTCACCGTATGGCGGCGTGAAGATGAGCTATTACGGTCTCGACTCTGCTTTCCGTGGTGTGAACATCGACGGCGACCGACCCGACTTCGTGCTTATCGATGACCCGGAAACGAGAGAATCAGCCGCAAGCCTCGACCAGATTCATAAGCGGGAAACGATGGTCGATCAAGACGTAGCTGGTTTGTCGGCACTCGGTAGCAATATTGCAATTGCACTTTTGACGACAGTTCAGAATCGATACTGCTATAGCTTTCGAGTGACCGATCCGACAATCAAGCCAGCGTTCAACGGTAGACGGTTTGCACTTGTCGAAAAATGGCCCGACAATATGGAAGCGTGGCAAACCTACATTGCCAAACGTGGGCAGGCACAAGCGGCAGGAGATAAGGATGCAGTCGAAGCGGTCGATTACTATTTAGCTAACCGCGAAGCGATGGATGCTGGAGCTGTGATGTTAGTTGATGATTTCGAGGGTATCGAAAAGAATGGACGGCAACTGGTTCTCTCTGCCTTGCAAGCCTCTTGGAACAAAATTGCGGACACATCGATGGCGGCGTTCTTAACGGAATACCAGAACGACCCAGAAGAAGAAGAGTCGATAGAAGGCAACGGACTCACTGCCGGTATCGTTCAGTCTCGAATTGCCAGCGAGATGCAAGATATCCTTCCCAAAGAAACCGAGTGTGTTACGGTTGGTCTCGACATCGGTAAGCACGCATCACACTGGGTTAAGATTGCTTGGGAAAATCCGGCAATCGGAACAGTTATCGATTACGGTGTGATGGAAACGTACGGGCTATCGTTTCAAAGCGAAACTAAAGCGATTGAATCGGCACTTCTGTCTGCTCTTGAGTCGTGGTCTGAAATAGCACGAGAGCACAACCCGATCATGGTTCTAGTCGACTCGGGTGCTTTCTCGGATGCCATTTACGCTTTCTGCCGAAATGCCGGTCGACCTTTCTTCCCGAGTAAAGGTTGGGACGCTGGAAGGTTCCGGATGCCACAAGCTAGGACTGGCGACAAGGTTCCGCTAGACCACTGCTATGCCAGTAAGCAAACCTCTGACCAAGTATGGCTCTACAACGTCAACACGGAGTATTGGAAAACGTGGGTGCACCAAAGATTCCTTATTCGGTCAAACTCCGAAAGCGGCAGCAGAAACGCCGGAAGCTTGGCACTCTACAATCCTGCCGGAGATCAAAAAAGACACCTCTCGTTCGCACATCATATCGTCGCGGAAGAATTGCAGTTAATCCCAGTCGGTGTGAACGCGACCAAAGAAAAGATGGTACTCAAGAGCAAGAACAACCATTGGCTAGATGCTACTGCATTGGCTTGTGCCGCTGCCGGTTGCGTGGGGATTAAGGTAATCGAACAGCAGCAAGCAGTGATAAAGCCTAAAAAGCAAGTCGTTCAGCCAGTAAAATCAAGTGGGTTCCGTGACCCGTGGGGTCGAAGTTTTGTCGCAAAGAGGAGATAAAGAAGTGGGCAAGGTCAGGACAGAAAAGCAATTGATTGACGATTTACCAACACTCGGGGCATCTAGCGTCCAAAACGTAGTTTCGGAAGTTTCCGAAAGTGAACTAGCGAAACTCAACGAGACTTTAACTCTAACGCTTACGATACCAGCAGCAGCACACGCCGAAGGCTATGCGACACGTCGCATTGACACCAGTCTAAATCATAAAGAAGCATTGGCCTTTAAGGCGATCCTGACTGCACTGCGTGCTAGTAATACGAAACTCAAAAGCGGTCGTTACGTCAAAAAGCCTGCCGACGTATACCGCTGGATAGCCGAGCAAGTCGAAAGGCAATATGCCGACAACCATCGACACAGTAATTGATACCCTAACGGATAATGCCGACTTTGCGGCAACGTCCGACGTTACGAAGGCTCGTGCGTTTCTTACCGCAGCAATCCAGTTCTTGATTCTCTCGCCAGCATCTCAAGGCGACCAAGGCACATCGATGAGCATAGCACCGGAGACGGTGCGTGCTCTTATGAACAAGGCGCAACAACTTGTCGATGCTGCTGCTAGTGTGACCAACTCAACTAACGCATCGGTGCGGTTCCTATCTGCCAAGCAAGGGTTCCGCAAATGAAGAAGCGTCGTGCCAAGAATCCTATCGTCGAGACCTTTGACGAAATCCGGGCCGATTACGATATGTCTCGGGAATCGCGGTTTGTCCGTCGTCGAACGGGCCTAGCACCACAAGGAAGCACGGCTGACTATCACTATCGAGTCGAGCAGCACTATTACGACGATATTGAAAAAGCTCGTGACATGGACAGAAATGATTCCATCGTCGGGCAAACCGTAACACGTGCCGTCGATAACATCGTGCAAGAAGGTTTTACGGTAGAACCGCAGACCGGCGATGCTGCCGTAGACAATGAGCTATGGTCTCGGTGGAAGGAATGGGCCGAAAGTTCTGACCTTTGCGATGCACAGGCGGAGTTCACTTTTCACGACTTCGAGCGTTTCAACTGTCGTTCGATGCTTGTCGATGGTGATATTGTTCACGCTGGCACTGAAGACGGAATGCTTCAAGCTTGGGAATCGCACCAAGTCCGAACCTTCACGATCAGAGACAATACTATCTTTGGCGTGACGATGGACGAGTTACGTAGGCGAACAAGCTATTGGCTGGTAGCCGATCCGATCAATCCGAACCGATCCAAGAAACAAGAGATTGAACTACCCGTCCGCGATGAAGACGGCAATCGGCAAATCTTCCACGTTTATAATCCGAAGAGAATGTCGCAGACTCGAGGAGTTACGGCGTTCGCTCCAATCTTTGCAGTTGCCGGAATGCGCGACGATATCGACTTTGCAATGTTGGTTCAGCGTCAAGTTGCTTCGTGTTTTGCGATATTCCGCAAGCGTCAATATCTCCCAGAAGTTCCGCACCTAACACCAGGTTACGGAGAAGGAACGACCGAGATAAGCGGCACCGGAGAGACTCGGTACATTGAAAACATTGCACCAGGTATGGAAGTCATCGGGCAACCCGGTGAAGAGCTTCAAGGGTTTTCGCCAGATATTCCCGGTGGTGGATACGAATTCCAATTAAAGACAATCTTGCAGACCATCGGCACGAATCTAGGGTTGCCACTGTGCCTAGTGCTGATGGACGGCAGCGAAACCAACTTTTCAGGTTGGCGTGGTGCAGTCGACGAGGCACGCAAAGGCTTTAAGAGCAATCAACGCAACTTAATCAAACGATTCCATGAGCCGGTTTGGCGGTGGAAGGTTCGGCAGTGGATTGAATCGGATGCAGCACTTCGGGCTGTTTCACAGCGTTCAGATGTTAGCATCTTTGGTCATCACTGGTCTGCGCCGGTCTGGCAATACATCGACCCGGTTGGAGATGCTCAAGGCGACCAGATTCGACTGCAAAACGGTTTGATTTCCCCAAGACGGTTACACGCAGAGAGAGGCCGAGATTGGGAAGTTATCGCAGATGAAACCATTGCAGATATGGAATACGCGATAACCAAGGCCAAGCAAGCAGCAAGAAGAATCAACGCACAATTTAACGATGCTCCAATTCACTGGCGTGAACTGATTTCGCTGCCGATGCCAACCGGCATCCAGATGACGATGCAAGACCCGCAAGCCTTGCAGCAGCAAGCGGAAAAGGCAGCAACAGAAGATGCCTCTAGTGAACCAACGGCACAAGTTGGTGCTGGTGAATACAAAGAAATAAGCCGACAGCAATGGAATAGAAACCGCAAGGCAATTATGGATGTCTTGAGTGAATTGACCCAGAAGAAAATTTCTCAAACGATGGCCGAGGTGATGTTAGGCGGCTTGGGTTTATCAAATGAGTCAATCGCAAAGCTTATCGATGATGCTTCCGATGGCACGGTCGACAATCCTCCGCCAGAGGAGCAAGCCTAATGCCTTATTCCGTATCAAAGTCAAATGAGTGTTCTTCTAGTAAGCCTTGGGCTGTCCTAAAAGACGATGGCACCGTAATGGGATGCCATGCAACGAAGTCAGCAGCGATCGCACAGCAGCAAGCACTTTATGCAAACGAACCGGAGTTACAAGCCAAGTACGAATCGATCGACTTTACACCACCTAAAGGCGTTCGTGATGAGGCTGAAAAGGGTTTAGCTTGGCGACGTGAATTTGGTCGCGGTGGAACAGGAGTCGGGATAGCACGAGCACGAGACTTGTCCAATGGTGTCAAGATTTCTCCGGACACCGCAAAGCGGATGAAAGCCTACTTCGACCGCCACGAAGTCGACAAGCAAGGCGAAGGCTTCTCTCCTAGTGAGGATGGCTTTCCTTCAAATGGTCGGATTGCGTGGGCCTTGTGGGGTGGTGATGCTGGTCAATCGTGGGCTAACAAATTGGTGCGACAAATGAACGCCGAAGACAACGCGAAAGCATTCAAAGCGGAAGCATCTGCGAACGAAATCAAACTCTACGGGCCTATTGGTTATCCAGGCATCACGGCAGCAGATTTTAAGAACCGATTAGAGGCAGCAGACAAGTCTTTGCCTTTGGTGATTCGCATCGACAGCGAAGGTGGCAGCGTATTTGACGGGATGTCGATTTACGACGCAATCACCGCTTGGCCTGCTGGTTCAAAGGCTATCGTTGAATCGGCAGCTTTCTCGATTGCCTCGTTTATTCCGATGGCAGCGGACACCGTCGAGATTACCGAGAACGGTTACGTGATGCTGCACAATCCGTACACGATGACGGAAGGCGATGGCAACGACCATGAAAAAATGTCGGAGTTACTCAAGAAGCTTCAGTCATCGATGATTACTGCCTACTCGGAACGTACCGGACGTAGCGAAGAAGAAATCAAGCAGATTATGAATGCCGAGACTTGGTACACCGCATCGGAGGCGCGTGACGCTGGTCTGGTTGACCGAATCTTATCGACAAAGAAAACAAGTCGAGTTATCGAATCAAGAGGAAATTTGCCGCAGCGGGTTCTTGCGTCGCTCAAAGTGAGTGGCGATCCGTCCGGCGATAGTGTTGTGCCTGTAGGAGATTCCGAAATGGCAACAGAAAAAATCGCTGCGACTGCCAAGAGCATCAAAGCGAGGTATGGCAAGGTAGCATCTCCCGAGTTCATCGTTAAGGCTCTCGAAGAAGAGAAGTCGATGGACGACGTTGGAGAAATGCTCCTTGAGGAACTGATGTCGAAGATGGACGAAATGTCCGCCAAGATGTCGGCAATGGAAGAAGAGATGAACGGATACAAGGCACAACTCGAAGCCGCAAAGGCCGAAGAGCATGTGATGCCGATGGAAGAAGAAAAGCCTGCTATGCGTGCTCGTGGCGTTCAGGTTGTTCGCTCTGCTCCGGTTCAGTCGTTCAAGAACGCTGCACAGCAGTGGAAAGACGCAGTTGAGAAGCACGTAAAGAGCGGCATCGACAAAGCTTCGGCTGTTCGTCGTGCCAACAAAGAGAACCCAGGATTGCGGGCAGCGATGTTGTCCGAGTCTGGCATCCGCTAATTGCGGAACAATTTTCCTTTCGAAACCTACTAAGATAAGGCTAATAAGATGAGTCAATACGTTGATACCAACACAAAGGCTTTTACTGCTGGTGCTGCAATCGACCAGTACCTTCGAGTTAAGATTTCTAGCGGCGTGCTTGTAGTTGCAACCGCTGCTGACCAAGCACTCGGCACGATGGAAGTCGAGTCGTTTGCTTCTGGCGACGTTGTTTCTGTTCGTTTGAGTAGTGCTGCTGGTAGCCGCAAGATGGTTGCAAGCGGTGCAATTACTGCTGGCAACCTGGCTTACGCTGCTGCATCCGGCAAGGTTGCTTCAAGCGGAACCGTTGTTGAAGGTATCGCACTAGAGACCAGCACGACCGATGGAGATATCATCGAAGTGATGAGCGTTAGCGGTGGTGGCTTGTCTGGTAATCAGACCGCTGCTCAAGTGGCTCGCGTTCGTACCACGACTGCAAACGTCAACGCTGGTGCAACTTTGCTTCCTGCTGTTCCAGGGTTCAAGTACCGTTTGCAAGACCTAGCATTGATTGCGATCGGTGGCAACGCAGCAACTGCAACCGGCGTTCTCGTTCGCGGAACGCAATCGGCCAGCGTGGTTAAGCTTATGGACGCCAAGGTAGCTGGACTCACCCAGTCTAACCTGTTGCGTGCCGGAACCGCAACCAACGGCGTGATTCTAGCTGACGGTGCATCGTTCGTCGCAAACGACGTTAACACCGCGATCACGATTATCAAAGACGGTAGCGACCTAGCGACCGCGACCCACATCGACGCATTGATTACCTACGTGCTCGAAGCAGCATAGTAGTTGACCCGTTTCCCCCGCAAGCACTACGGGTGAGGTGCTCGCCCACGGTGCTAAGCCCGTAGTGTTTCTTCACAATCAAACAAGCAAAGAGAGAATAATAAGATGCCTTCCCCAAGCACAAGTTTAGCAACCTTACGTCCTGATCTGGCTGACAGCCTAATGGAATTTGATTTGGCAATGGACCAGCGAGGATACATCTCAAACCGAGCATTTCCGGTAGTAGATGTTCTTTCGCAGGCCGGAGTCTTTGGTAAGATTCCACTCGAACAACTCTTGCAACAGCGAGACACCAAGCGTGCTCCTGGTGCCGGATACAATCGCGGCAAGTTCACCTTCACGACCGGCTCTTACACTTGCGTCGAGTACGGTGCGGAAGAACCTGTCGATGATCGCGAAGCCGAGATGTACGCTGAATACTTCGATGCCGAAGTTATCAGCACCGCTCGTGCCTATAACGCTGTCTTGCGTGCTCAAGAAGAACGTGTTGCAGCGTCGGTGTTTAACACCACAACATGGACAGGTGCAAGCCTAACGACTGCCATCACGCACGAATGGGACGACGCTATCAACTGCGTTCCACTTACCGACGTTGAAGCAGCAGTCCAGAAGATCTACGACAACAGTGGTCTTTGGGCTAACGCTTTGATTATCAATCAGAAGGTGTTCCGTAACTTGCGTAACTCCGACCAGGTTGTTGAACGCATTCAATCGGCTGGTGCTGGCGATCCAACCAAGCCTACCGACGTTACGGTTGAAATGTTGGCTCAGGTCTTTGATTTGCCATACATCTTGGTTGCTGGTGGCTCCAAGAACAACGCTATCGAAGGCCAGTCGGCTTCTCCGGTTCAGATTTGGTCGGGTGAGTATGCAATGGTCTGCAAGATTGCAACCGGAGCAGACTTCCGAGAGCCTTGCATCGGTCGAACCTTCCACTGGTCGGCTGACGGCAGTGCAATCGGTGGATCGATTGAAAGCTACCGCGAAGAGCAGACCAGAAGCAACATCATTCGCGTTCGTCACGACGTGGATGAAGTGGTTCTATACGCTGAGGCTGGTCACTTGTTGAGCAACATTACCACCTAATTATGACGAACCGCTTTGCATTGCAGATGGCTAAGACAGGTGCTCTTGGATTGCTTCGGCAGTTCGGGGAGTCTGTCACCTATTACCCGCTAGCCGGTAGTTCTCGAAGTGTAACCGCAATGGTTTTACGCGATGAGCTATCGGTCGTGCCGGAACTAGGTGATGTGCAATCTCAATCAATAGTGGTTCGAGTTCTCAACAATTCGACGACTGGGATCTCGTCGACTGAAATTGAGACAGGTGGAGATGAAATAGCGGTCGCATTGAGGCTAGGAGAGACTTCAG